CAATCCGCTGAATCCTTGATCTTTGGATTGGAGGACTGCTGCGCCTCCTCGTTTTGCCTCCATATATAGTCGAATTTCCTGCGCAATTCCTCGATCCGGGCAAACTTCGCTGCTGCATTGCGGGCGCTGAACGCCTCGGAATAGACGGCCTGGACGCGGCCCTTGCTATCCTTCCCGACTGCCAGAAGATCGGCCTTCGGATCGTCGCTGTAGCGCACGTCAGTCCATGCCGGCGGGATCTTCAGCTTTGCAATATGCTCAGGCAACGGCGAGCCGTTTGCTTGGACGCGCCGCCCGTCCACGACCTTCGTCTCTTTGAGATTCGCGCGCGATCTACCAGATACCTGTCCGCCGCTGTGGCCCGCATTACTGCTGCCGCTGCCACTCGGGACGAACTTCCCGTCCTCATCGCGTGGATGATCCTCTTCTCGGAACTCCGCTTCATCGCGAGCGAATAGGCGCGTCGTGCCGCCAGATCGCGGCTCAACATGATCCAATGCCGCATCCTGCGCTTCCTGGCCACCACGTTTGCCGCTGGTGGCTTCGCGCGCCTTCCCAGGCATCGCTACTGCTGCCGCCGGCTGTCCGGCTGGAGTGCCAAGGTCGGGGCCGAGAGACGCATCCTGCTCTAGCGGCATGATGCCATCCGGCGGCTCCGCGGCTTCCAGCGGCGGCTCTGGCACGTCTTCCACGTCAAGATTGGCATAGGGACTATCAGGCTCCGCCGCCAGACGTTCACGAACCTCGAGAGGATCAATAATTCCGGCCTGCACCAGCTCGACGTCCGCATCCACGTCCACCTTCCGCTTCTGCGACAATTCCAACGCAGACAGCGCGCGCAACGGCTCAAATGTGAAAGTAATCTCCGGATCGACCTCACCAAATTCGGAGATCTGGATCAGCCGCAATAGCGTCGTTAGATTGGGACGAAAGAAGTTCTCCTGATATGCGCCAACCGCCTGCTCAAATATTTGTATCTCACCATCGGATGATGCATTCAGACCGTGCGGCGTCAGACCGAGCAGAATAAGGACCGGGAAACCGCCGGCAAGACACAGCCTTTCCTCCGCCTGCGCCAGCAGGGCATCCAGCGAGCCGAGCGGAGTTGAAACATTGAAAAACTCCTCTGCCTCGCCCTCTGTGCCCTTCTGGAGCACCAATAAACCGTTGTTGTCGCGCATGGCGTTGAACAACCGCATGCGCTTGAATAGTAATTCGCCGTCCGACGCAAGACGCTCCGCCAGGTCCGTCTTGATCCCCATAACGCTGAATGAGTGGATCAAGTCTGAAACACTGTGCCAATCCCGCACCCAACTATCAACATATGGCTTCATCATTTGCGAGAGAGACAGCCCGCCAAATGCATATGCTGGTTGCAGAAGATCAGGAACCGGCCGCGCCACGAAACGCAACAAACGCGAGGCATGAACTTCCTTGCCCTGCACAAACCAGGACGTCGGCAAATACCAATCCGGCTGCAACGGATCACTGCTGTCGTATTGCGTCGGATAACACCAAACCGCCTCCACAGTTCCGATGCGCTTCAGCTTCTTGCCGGCCAGCTTCTGCACGCTGATGGCCGTGGTGCCATCGCCGATCGACGTGCGCAACTCCTCGCGGTCATTTACATCGCAGCAATCAATGAACAAATGCGAGCGGCCAAAGAAGCTATCTTGGACGGACAAACGATAAAACACTTCTTTGACATTAAGCCGCCTCATTGCTTCCTCAAGGCCGGCAATCTTCTCGCTTTTGTCGTCTCCGCCAGTCGATTGTAGCTTGATCCATTTTCTCGTGGCATGCAGCGCCAGAATCTCTGCTGCTCGCCGATACTCGGTCCTCGTTGACAGCTCTGCCAGTAATGGATACCCCAGCCACGGCATACCATCCAGGAACGATGCTGGCATGTTTGCCGCCGCCCAGGCAAGCGGCTGTGCGAAATCCTGATCCAGTGCCAGTTTCGTGTTCGGCGGCAATACTCCCGGCGGCGGAACGGCCGGGGTAAAGAAGGCATCGCGGGTCGGCGCGGACGATGCGCCATAGCGCCGTCCTGGAGCGCTCGCTCTAGCCAGTAACGATTCCGTTATTTCCGGCTTGGAATAAGAACGAGAAGCATCTCTCGCCGTGGGCGACGTTGATTTAGTCTTTCTGCTCACCACGAGTGCCCCGCCTCTATCCGTTCAAGCAGCCGGTCGCTAATTATCATTGGCCGTGACTTCAGCCCGACCAAAGCGAATGCCCGACTGGCCGCATCAACCTGGTCATCCTTAATGCCGTTCGGAAATGCCGCCAGTTCGTCCAGGAACGCAGCATTCCACGGTGCGCGAACAATTGCTACATTGCCGCCGTTTACTTGGCTTGCAAACAACGATGCTCTTGTGGCTTTGTCTCCGGTTTCTGGAGACGTTTCAACTCGATATCCTGCTAGCATTTTCACGAAAGCAAGTGCCTGCGCCTTGCCTGCCTGCCCGGGATCCTGCGGAAGACTCTGGCGAACAGCAACTCCGTCTTGCTTGGTGACATTGCGAATCGCAGTTTCCACCTCATCGGGGCCGCCGCGGAAGCGCAAAACGTCGAGCACTACGTAGCCACCGGTTGGCATTCTGGCCAGCTTCACTCCGACCGTCCAATCGGGATCGCGGATCCCCAGTTGCTTCGTTGCTGCAAGATCCCATCCTCGCCCTACAAGGGCGCCGTGTAGATCCGGGGCGACATCCAATACGTCAAGCTTGCCAATCTTGAATAACGAGCCTTCCGCAGTGCGTGGGCTTTGCTGGTAAAGAGCCTGCCAATCGCGCATTGCTCCCGCTTCTTGATACTCTGCGTAGGCTTTCCTCAGCTCCTCGCCGTAGCGGTAGGACGGGTCATCATCCCACAACCACTCACCAGGCGCGCGTCCAAGCGGATCGTTCTCCTCGGCAATGGCTGGAATACTAATCACACGCCAAAGACCTTTTTGCCGATCCAGCAGGCGGCCGCCCAAGTCGTCGGGGTGCCACCTCGTCATAATCACAATAATTGTCGCTTCTGGTTTCAGCCGAGTTCGCAGATCGCCGACGAACCATGCCCACTGACTTTCGCGGACGACTGCGCTTTCTGCATCCGCACGACTTCTAGTCGGGTCGTCAATAATGACCAGGTCTGCTCTAGTGCCGGCAATGGCAGCGCCAACACCAGCCGCGCGATAATGTCCGCCGTTCGAGGTCGTCCATTCCTCAGCTGCTTCTCTCGTCAGAGAATAACCCAGTGTTTCCGGATGATCCCGAATTAATGCCTGCGTGCGCCGGCTGAAACCCTCCGCCATCTGTGCGGTATTACTGGCGCAGATCACATCCAAGCCGGGCCGCTGTGCAAATGCCCATGCCGCCGACAATATCGTGCCATACGTCGTCTTTGCGCTGCCCGGTGGCAGATTGATCATTAGTCGCGGCGTGCGGCCCTGAATAGCATTCTGCAACTCTCGGACCAGCAGCCGGTGGTGCGCCGCTAGCGTTTTCCCGGTGGAGGAGAGCGCTTCCATGCACCACGCCGCCAGATCGGCGCGGCCTGGCGGGATCTTCTCCGGCAGCCCGTCGTCAATTCGGCAGAGTTCCAGGAGCACTTCGTTCGGCACTTCCCGAACAGAGGCCCCGTCTAGCCGCCTCAGCGCGGGCGATAGATGCAATGCGCCGGACATCGTCCACCGTCAAAGTAAAACTGCCATCAACCTGAGAAGACGAAAGCCTCGCATGCACATACGGCGCCGCTTGCACTGCAAAGGCGGCCGCGCTCTTGATGGCGCCCGCTCGCAATGCCTCCTGCATGGCGTAGAGAATGACCGCGATCGGACTCATTTTCTTAATGCGAGCTTCCGTTAGCTTACCAGAAGCAAGTTTAGCCGCTTCTGCGAGCGCAGTTTCCCGATCTACGGTTGTCTTGTTTTTGCTTCCTTTGGGCCGACCGCGCGGCCTACCGGTCGCAACATGGGGAATACCTGGCATTGGCCACAATCGCCCAGCAAAAAGGACGGCGTGGTGACGGTCGTTTGCACCACGCCGCCGAGTTGGAGGGGGACCAGCACTCGCCCGATGAGGGAGAACCTCGGGCACAATCCCCGACAATAAGGATTCATTATCACTCTGCGGGCCACACTGTCAAGCACTTTTTTCTAGGATTCTTTGGCGACCTAGCGCATACTGCGCCGCGCGGTGAGGACAGGCCTCCCGCCGCCAACGAAGGGAGAACAGACTATGGCAGACATTTATATGCTACCCACGGCATGCATCCAGCCGAATGCCGACGACCTGGCTGATGGCATGGCAAAGGCCTGCGCGGATTCGCTTCTGCGCAGCCTTCCGGCGAGGCAGGGCAACCTACGCCTGCTCGCCGAGCTAGCGTTCCTGCACGGGCTACGCGCAGGCCTCCATATGGCGGCGGCGGCACACGATCACGACGAGGAATAGGCCACAAGGGAGCCGGAATACGGAGTATCAAGCCGGCTCCCGCCCCATCAGTCGATCTTCGGCGATCTCGCTGGCATAGTGCTCCACCAGCATATCCAGCAGAGCTAGAAGGCGCCCGGTCTCTATTTTGCGGTCAACACGGCGGCCCGTGCGTTGTGCTACGCGTTCGCACCAGCTGCTGATATCATGGTTGCACAGCACCACCCAGACTAGAATCTCCTCCTGAGCCGGGCCGATACGCCGCACGACACGTCGATAATTCGTCCAGCAGGCCACCTCGAATTGCTGCGCTGCTGAAAGCCCGCCCCGCGGGCCAGAGCCGTGACGGGTGCCAGCGCCTGCGTAAATACCGAGGCCGCCAGGCGTGAGACCGATCGTCGCCACTTCGTAGGCGATTCGCACTTTTTCGGCTGCGGCGATATGCTCGTCGCTGATCCGGCATCCTCGCGCTTTCATCCTGCGCAGCACGTCACTGCGCCGGTATCCCCGCACTTCCCGCGCTTGCCGTTCGCTGCCGTGTGCGATCTGCACCGGATCCCGCCAGGTAGCGATACTCACCTGCGCTGGATGACCCACCTCGCGTGTGATCTCCGGGACCGGGCATTCGATGGGAAGCGCGTCGATCAGCTGCCGTTCCATGTTGTGGCTCCGATCAGGGAGTATCCCCATGACATGTTAGCGCAAGATAGTGTTTGGAGATACACCGCTATTCTGCCGGAGTGTAGGGATTTGCGAGATGCCGGCGCCCGGCCGCCATGGTTGCGCGTAGGGAACTGTCCGCGGAAGCTGACGGAGTGTTCACTACAGCGCATTAGGCGCTACATCAGGAGTAAACGGCGACACGTTGCGCACTTCTTCGGAGCAATTTTCGCATATACGGTTGCCAGGTCCCCAGGATTTGAACGGGCGCCCACAATGCAAGCATGTCCGGATTTTCACTGCGCGCTGTCGGATCTTCTGCTCCTTGCGAGCGCGCAATCTGTTCGTCAGCACGCGATAGCGCGTGCGTATTGCCTCGTCACTACCTCGGCCGAGCGCCCGAGCGATTTTGGCGAAGGACATGCCCTCCTTACGCGCGGCACAAATGAACAGATC